ATCGAGCTTACGTACCAAATATTCGACGACGTACAAGCAAGAGGAATTGATCTTTCCCATAAGAAAGACCTTGACAAAGAAATGTTAATGGTATGCGAATCTATTAAGTCATGTCTAATGAAAGCAAGCGACATTGACCATCCTTTACAAAAATTTACTAATCAAATAATTAATCACGAAGATAGTAACATTTTTATAAATCATTGGAAAGATTATTTGAATCGCACTGTTGACTAGAAAGTCAAAATAAAGTATAATGATGTTTTGATTTGGAGATAAATTATGATATTGGTTGACCTTAATCAGGTTATGATTAGCAACCTAATGGCACAGATCCACGGACGTGGAGATGTTGATGTAGATGAAGGTCTACTAAGACATATGATTCTCAATACACTTAGATTCAATAGAGTTAAGTTTAATGAGAAGTATGGTGAGTTAGTTATTTGTTGTGATGATACCAATAATTGGAGAAAGAAACTTTTTCCATACTACAAAGCACATCGTAAAAAGAACAGAGATGAATCTGATTACGATTGGCCTCATATTTTTAATTGTCTTAATAATGTTAGAGACGAATTAAAAGAATTCTTTCCTTATAAAGTTATCCAAGTTGATACAGCAGAAGCTGATGATGTAATTGGTGTGCTGTGTCATGAATTTGGTAAACAGTTAGGCGAAGGAGAACCTATTTTAATTTTATCTGGCGATAAAGACTTTGTCCAACTTCAAAAGTTTGTTAATGTAGATCAATATGATCCTGTAAGAAAAAGAAAGATTAATTCGAAAAATCCTTTTGAGTATCTTGTAGAACATATTGCTAAGGGTGATAGGGGTGATGGTATTCCTAATGCTCTATCTAAAGATGATGTATTTGTATCTGGTGGTAGACAGAAACCTATGAGAGCAACTACATTAGCAAAGATTAAAGAAACTGTAGATCAAGGTACAATGAATGGAAGTCATGACTGGACAGCTGGTTTTGAAAGAAATAAAATGTTAATTGATTTACAATACACACCTTCGGAGATTAATGAACAGGTCTTAGATCAGTTCAATAGTCAAAACAAGGATAGAGGTAAGCTATTTAACTACTTTGTAAAAAAGAAGCTAAATAACCTTATAGAAAATATTAGTGAGTTTTAATATGGCAGTAAATGAAAAAATAAAAGGAATTGGCGAAATAGTTAATGAAGTTAAAGAAGCCAAGTCTGTTGGAGAGAAAATTAGAATCTTGCAAAGAGAGGATAATAGAGAACTAAGAGGAATCTTAGAACTTGCATACGACAATAGATTAACTTGGGGACTTCCAGAGGGTAATCCACCTTATAAACCTTTAGATAAATCGTTCGACAATCAAGGAATGTTATATTCTGAGATGAGAAGAATGTATGTATTCTTAGAGGGTAAGTCTAATGTATCAAAAGTAAGAAGAGAACAACTCTTTATTGAGATACTAGAACAATTGGATCCTGATGATGCCTTACTCTTACTTGAAGTTAAATCAAGAAAGATAAAAGGTGTATCAAAGAATGTAGTTAAACAAGCATTCGATGACTTCTTGACTGACCCAGCCAATAGCTAAATGCCACTTTACGATTTTGAAGATACCAAAACTGGTGAGCAGTTTGAACTGCAACTTAAGATATCTGAAAAGGATGAGTTTTTAAAAGCTAATCCTAATCTTAAGCAGTTAATTGGTACCCCAATGATCGTAGGTGGTGTTGATGGGTTAAGAAAACCTGATGAAGGTTTCAATGAAGTTCTTCAAAAGATTGGAGAACAAAATCCTCAAACACCGTTCGGTAGAGAAGTAAACAAATCAACAACAGCCAAGCAAGGCGCAGTGAACAAAGCAGTAGATAAATGGAAAAAGTCTCAGTTATATAAGAAGCATCACCAATGATCGACAAACAGTTTAATTTACAGCTCTCAGACCTTCAGAAACTTCCTAGAAGGAACGTAAACGGTAAGAGACTATATGAGACACCAGATGGATCTTTTTATCCTTCTGTGACGACTATAACCGGTCAGATGACAAAGAAGGCTATAAAGGAATGGAGAGCTAGAGTTGGTGAACAACGAGCTAATGAGATTACTAAAGTAGCTGCTGCAAGAGGAACTTCTGTTCATAAGTTATGTGAACATTACATACTTGGAACTATGGATAAAGTAGAAGTGATGCCAAGCAATAAAGAAATGTTTGATGCAATGTCAAATCATTTAGCTGAAACTGTTGGAACAGTTTATGCAGTAGAAGGTTTCTTATATTCAGACTTCTTAAGATCAGCAGGACAAGTTGATATGGTTGCTGAATACAATGGAACATTATCTATTGTTGACTTCAAGACATCTAAGAAAAAGAAAAAAGAAGAGTGGATTCAAAACTATTTTGTACAGGCTGCTGCTTATTCTTTTATGTTCGAAGAAAGAACACAGATGCAAGTAGGACAGTTAGCAGTTGTTATTGGAGTAGATGGAGAAGACGAACCTCAAGTGTTTATCAAGAACACTAAAGAAAGAAATCAATACTTATTACAGTTTCTTAGTCTGAGGGAACAGTTTGATGCTTCTCAAGAATAGATTGTAACATCACTTGCCATTGTTGTGATCTAACTTCCCAATTATAGAATCCATCAGTATATGCTTTCTGCATATTTAATCTTTCTTCCATATTAGGATCTTTTACTAATCTAAGAGCATCACCAAGAGTCAATGCCATTCTTGTTGCATGATCGTTCATATCTTCTGTGAAGTCATATTGTAATGTCCAATTAGCAGTTGTTTCTGGCAATGCAGCTAAACTACTATGTACACAAACACAACCAGCTGACATTGCTTCTAACATTGCTATACAAGAAGTCTCTGGCCATATACTTGGTAAAGCAAAGATGTGAGCTTTCTTTAGAGCTTCTTTAACTTCTTCATTTGGAACATGACCGTGATATGTCATTTTCTTATGGTTTCTTATTTTATCAAATAATTTCTCAAATGGTTTGTCTCTTTCTTCCCAACCATATATTCCAAAAGAACTATAAACATCTAAGTGCCAGTTAATGTCAGGTAAAGTCTTCTCAACCCATTCCATAACTGGATAAAGCAAATCTAATCCTCGATGAGGAGTTGTATGATAGATTATGTTTATTCTTTTATCTGCATCTGGTTTATCATGATCACTAATTGGCTCTATTGCATTTTGTAATACAATTAACTTACTAGCTGGAACACCAAGAAAGTCTTGTATCTGTTGTTTCTGCCAATGAGATACACAAACTATCTTTTCAAACTTTTCCCAGCCACCATCTTTAAGATGTTGCATCTCTGGATCTTGAGCTAAGTCATGTACCCAATATATTGGAATCTTACCTTCTTCTAATCCTCTAAATCTTGAAGGAATAATTTGAAACTTTTCTAACAATGATGGATCAATCTTTTTGAACAAAGCATGTTTCATAAGCTCTGTTCCGCCCATTGCATTTTTATCTAATTCGTTTGTAGGCACTGATGCCTCAGGATCACCAAGTATGTTTAATTTCATTATATATCCAGTTTTTCTACTAAGTCAGTATATCCGCCAATGTTCTCGCCATCCATTCTTATTTGAGGGAATGTTCTAGCTCCAGGAAACTCTTCAAAGAGCTCCTCTCTTGTAAAGTCTTCGTCTAGTTGCTTGTATACAAATTCAAGACCTTCTTTTTCACATAACGCTTTTGCTTTATCGCAAAAAGGACATTGCGTCTTTCCATAAATCTCTATCATAATATATGTTCCTCTCTGTATTTGTCTGCTGTGTGTTTTTCACCACTCTTAGTTATATATGGTTTTTTTCTAAGACCTTTTGTACCACCCTCTAGCTTTTTAAATTGAGCAAGCCCAATTAGCGATACCCATATAATTGATATTATTATAACATATTCCATTATGTTAAGTCAACGGCAAAGATTTTATCTTTATCGTTTTCAACTGCCTCCAAATCAAAATTTATACTCACTCCACATCCACATGATGATTGTTCTTTTGGATTAACAAACTTAAATAATTTATTCAATCCCTCGTGTTGAAAATCTAATGTCATACCAACAAGATATGGAACACTTATTTTATCGACGAGTATGTTAAATTTTCCAAAAGGAATGACGACATCATTAGTATCGCCATCATGGTTGCAAGAATCAAAGATATACTCAAAACCAGCACACCCACCACCGGTGATTCCCAGTCGTACATTCTTCCATCC